CGGCGGTGGCGCCTGGCAGCGGCGGCGGCGGCGCGGCGGCCAGCTGCTCAGCGGTGGCGGTGGTGATGGCGGTCGGGTCGACGTCGCGCACCACGGTGCCGCCGGGGCCCGGCGAGGGCGGCGGCACGGCGCGGCCGGTGTCCGCATAGGGTCGCACCGCCGGCACCGCGCCGGCGCCGAGCCGCACCCACTGGCTGACATGCGTGCCGTTGCCGTCCACCGGATCGTCTTTGCCGCCCGAGTCGATCCACCGTTTCACGCCGCCCGCGCCGCCCAGCCAGGCGCCGGCGAGCAGCCCGTCACGGGTCACCGGCACGCCGCCGATGGTCTGACCGACGCCGCGGTCGTAGACCCCGAGCGCGCTCAGCTGCTTGTCCATGTGCCCCATGGCGAGCCGGTAGGCGGCGTCCTGTGCCGCCGGGTTGCGCAGGAAATCGTCGCGCGTGCGCACCCCGGCGAAGCCGGGGATCCTGAACGCCCCGCTCCACTGATTGCCCTTCGTGTCCTCGCCCTCGGCCGGCGCGTAGAACCCCGCGTCGGAGGCGAGCTGCGAGCCGATCTGATAGCGCCCGGTGTAGCCGGCGCTGTTGGTCGCGCCGTAGCCGCGGGCGCCGGATTCGTGCGCGCCGAGCGCCTCGCGCACCAGCGCCCCCGGCTCGTAGCCGGGCGGTGTTGCCGGCGCCCCGCCGGGCGGTGTCGCCGACGCGCCCGGCGGCGCGCCGGCGGGCGCCGCCGGCGTCTCCGTGGTCACGTCAGCGACGCCCTGCGGGCCGCCGAGGCCGCGCGTCAGGAACCGCGCGACCAGCTGCTGGCCGGCCATCTGCTGCTGCAGGATCTGCCGTTTCAGGGCCAGGTCGGCCATCGCCGCCTGCGCCGCCTGCTCGTTGATCACCTGCTGGCGACCGGCGCTCAGCGCATCGCCGAAACCCTGCGCGAAGGTCGGCGCCAGGCCGAAGCGCGGCGCCGCGGCGTTCGATGCCGCGCTGCCGAACGCCAGCAGCGCATCGGCGATCGAGGCGCGCTGTCGGTCGGACACGCGATTGGGCAACGCCTCGCCCTCCGGCGTCATGCCATAGACCGGCGTGTCGGGCTGGCCGGTGCGGCCGCCCGACACGAAATTGCCCAGCAGCGACAGGATCGGATCGGCCGAGTCGAGCAGCGACGCCATCGGATCAACCGAGCAAGGAGGCGCGCGGCTGTAGCGGCGCCGCCGTCGCCTGCGACAGCATCGCCGCGCGGTGCATCTGGATCAGCGTCGCCAGCAGATTGGGCAGCCCCTGGGTCGCCATCTGGCTGGGCCCCGGGCCTTGACCGCCGCGCTTGTCGAAGGCCGCATCGCCGGCCCCCGCCGAGCCGGCCTTACCGAGCACCTCCCCGGCGTTACCGAGCAGCTTGGATATTTTGCTCCAGTCGGTCGCCGAGCCGCCCTTGCCGCCCTTGCCGCCGCCACCGCCGCCATAGACCGTGCCGCCTTCGTCGAAGCCGGCCAGCCCCAATGCGTCATCAGCCAAAGCCATCGTCGTGCTCCTACAGCATCGCCAGCAGCGGGATCACCGTGCCGGCGATCTGCGCCACCTGGCCGATCGTGCCGAGCACGTCGCTGCCCTTGTTGGGTACCTGCGTGCTGGTCGACGTCGCGCCGTAGGGCGTCGAACTCAGCGCCGACTGGCGGATCGCCAGCTGCTCGAGCGGATAGTCGCGCGCCTGCTGCCACCGCGCGATCGCCGCATTCATATCGGCCTGCTGCTGGTTCTGCTGCTGCGCCCCGGCGGCCGACAGCGCGCCGGCGCCGGCCAGCCCGGCGGTCTGCCCCGCGGCGGCGCCCTGGGTGACCGCCCCGGCCTGCGCCAGCGCGGTCTGCACGGCGGTGTTCCACCCCTGGCTGCGGATATTCGCGCTGAGATCGCCGGCCTGCCGCGCGATGTTGCCGGCCAATTCGGCCGACTGCACGCCGAAGCGCGTGCCGCCGAACGCCCCGGCGGAGGCGGCGCGGCTCGCCAGGTCGTTCTGCGCCTGGTCGGCACTGCGCTGCAGCTGCGCCTCCGCGCCGGCCTCGACGTTGCCGAGGTAGGGATTCAACAGCGACTGCGCCGTCGTCGCCAGATTGCCGCCGGTGATGGCCCTGGTGGCACCGCTGATCGCGTCGGCGGCGCCGGTCGAGTTGGCGCGGATCCAGTCCATCGCGCTGGTCTGGTCGGCGGTCAGCCCGGCCACCGTCGGGCCGGCATAGGCTTCATACGGCCGCGCCGCCACCTGCTTGGCGTACTCCAGATTTTCCGCGCCGCCCTGGTTCACCCACGCCGGCAACTCGGTCTTGTTGGTCACCGTCTGCGGTCCGCCACCGCCGCCCTTGCTCATTGCACGAGCTCCTTGCGATAGCCGGTGCCGGCCACCTGCCAGCCGAGCCGGCCGAGCACCGGCGCCCAGCCCTTGCGGCCGAACGCCACGGCGCGCGTCGCCCCCTGGGTGCGCGCCCAGGCCTCGATCTCCGGCACCAGCGCCAACGCATCGGCCAGCCGCCCGCCGACCAGCCAGTAGTTGACGTCGCGACAGCGCGGGTAGTGGTGGATCTCGGTGACGATCGCCGCCGCGCCGCGCTGCCAGTATTGCGCCCGGCCGTCGAGCAGCCGGGGCACCACGTCGCTCTGGAAATCATGCGTCCCGCCGGCCAGCGCGAGGGCGCGCTCGAGGCAGTCGACGACGCGCGCCTCCGCCGGATCGAGCCGCGGGCTCATCGCGCCGGCACCGTGCTCAGCACGCCGGTGGCCGACACCGTCACCGTCCAGGCCGAGCCGTCCGGTGCGGTCAGCACCAGCGCCGGCAAGGCGGGCGTGGTGCCGGTTTTCAGGTTGGCCGAGTCGGCCCGCTCGAGCTGTGCCATCGCGTTGTTGAACTCCTCCGGCGTCGGTGCCCCGCGCGCCGCGCGCGGCAGCCGGAGCGACGGCATGGCGGGGCGCCCGCTCATCGGCCGGGTCCCGGGGTCAGGCCGAGGCGGATGCGGCCGAGCTGCCACGGGCCGTCCTGCAGCCCCTCGATGCGCAGCCGCAGCGAGCGCGTGTCGAGCAGCGTGTCGATGACGCCGTCGTCGCGCTCCTGGGCGAACACCCCGAAATCGGTTTCGCCGGCGGCCGCTTCGAGCTGTCCTTTCAAATGAAACTGCACCAGCTGCGGCTGGCGCAGATCCGGGTAGATCGCATCGAGCTGCACCAGCGTATCGCCGTCGCCGATCTGCAGATCGCCGGTCTCGGCGTAGACCGCGGCACCGCGCGGCGCGCCGTCGGCGAGATAGCCGGTTTCGTGCTGGTAGACGGTGCCTGCCACGGTGCCCAGTAGCGGCAGGCCGAACGCGCCGGGCTCCGAGCCGATGCTGCGGGCCAGCACGCCGTGCGTCCACAGCCGATCCTTGTAGTTCCACGTCACGTAGTGATCCGGCGACGTCGCCGCAGCCGACGGATAGTGCCAGGTGATCTCGGGGAAAATCCCGTTGTGGTAGCCAAACGTCTGGCCGGCGGTGACAACGTTGAGGTCGCTGAACACGAATCCGTCGATATCGCTCGGCAGCGGCTGCACGCCGCCGTCGTAAATCCAAAAATTCTGCTTGCCCATCCACACGCTGCGGCCCGCCCAGCCGACCATCGCCTCGGGGCCGATCGGCCCGCAGCCGCTGCCGATGCGCTGCAGGCCGTAGACGTAGGGTGTGCCGACGAATTGCAGCAGATGCACGTCGTCGTCGCACCAGATCAGCACGCCCTGCGCAACCCTCCGCATCGCCAGCCCGGTGCCGGTCGAGCGCAGCTGCAGCGAGCCCGCGGTATTGGTCGCGGTCGGCGCCCAGTCGGTGAGCAGTTCGAGCGAGCACCAGTCGAGCCGACGCGGGTCCTCCGCAGCACCCAGGATGACGACACTGCGCTCGTCGGTGGTGATGCAGCTGCGCCCGGTCGGCGCGCCGGCGACCGGCGTCATCTGCGTGGTAACCGGCAGCTCCGGCGACCATTGCAGCAGCCGCCCGTCGGCGCTGCCCATGGCCAGCAGCGTCTCGCCGTAATTGTCGAGCGCGATCTGGTCGCCCGGCCCCGCGCGGTATTGCTCCGGCTCCAGCGAGCGGTGCGTGCCGTAGGTCTCCAGCCCGTAGCCGCCGATGCCGTAGCCGTCGAGCAGGCCGGCGGCCTGGCCCGCCACGAAATCCCCGGGCGAGATCACCGTGCCGGTGGCGCCGTCCCACACGACGATGTCGGCCAGCGACGCCGCGGCCACCCAGCGCAGCCGATCGAGGTCGCGCCACGACAGCAGGTTGCGCACCGGCCCGTTGGTCTGCACGCCGGGTAGGGTTTTCCAGCCGCCGATCGGCGTCAGCATGCCGCCGGCGAAACGCACCAACGACATATCCCACCAACCGCCGCGGGTGTCCTGCGGCGTGGCGCGCCGCTTCGAGCCGGGCGGCAGCGTCAGGGCGACGCGCTTACCGGCCACCCTCGTCCTCGTCCTTATCGGTGGCGAGCAAGGTGCCCGGGTAGGCGGTCGGCATGCGCATCACGCCGACGCTGCCGTCGCCCTGCTGGGTGTTCGGCGGCGAGGGCTCCAGCCGGTAGTCGCCGAGCGCCGCCGCGCGCTCGGTCAGCGCCCGCATCGTGGCGATGCGCTCGGCCTGCGGCAGCGCCAGCAGCTGGCCGAGCGTCATTTGGAGCGGCAGCGTCATTCCGGCGGCGACGGCTGCGGCGGCGGGGTCTGCGGCATCGGCGGCTGCGGGGTCGGCGCGGGCGGTTCTGGTGCCGGCGCCGGCTCGTCGGGCTGCAACTCCTCGGCGAGGATGCGCCGCTGCTCGGCGAGCGCCGCGGCCTGCTCGCGCAGCGCGTCGATCGCCTGCTGCGCCTCCTCCGCCGGCATCGCCAGCAGCTCGGCGACGGTCATGCCGCCCGACACCGCGAGATCCGACGGCGTGTCGTCCGGCCGCCCCACGGCGCGCTGCTGGTGTTCGTAGCCGGGCCTTGGCGGCGGCGCGCCGCGGCCCTGCATGATTTGCGTGAACAGCGCCGCGTCCCACGGTTTCGGGTCCTCGTGGAACCGCCGCTGCTCGATCGGCGGCGGCTTTGTGTAGGGATACTGGCCGACCTCGGGGTCATCGGCAGGCAGTTGCTCAGACATGATGTCGTCCTCCTACGGAATAACGGTTTTGGTCGCCTTGATCATCCACTGCACACCGACGCCCGCCTGCATGTTGTTGTGCGCGGCACCGCCGCCGGCGGCGGCAATGGACAGGTTGTGCTGATGCCCGCCGGCGAGACTGGTGGTCAGCGGCGTGCCGCCGGCCTGGTTCGGAACGCTGATGAATTGCTGGAAGCCGGCGGCGGCGCTACCCAGCAAGCCGGGGTCCACCGTGTGGTTATGCACGCCCTGCAAGTCGGTGATGCCGGTATGGCTGTGCGATGGCATTTCGTTCGCGGTCAGCACATGGCCGCTTTCGCCGTGTAGGGTGCCAACGAAAATGGTGCCGTTGTCGCGATGCACCAACACGCGGCCGACGTAGTTCGGCAAGTTAAAGGTGGTGGCGCCGTCACCCGCGCCGTAGGTGTTGCCGATCAGGGCATACAAATCCGGAAAGCCGCTGCGGCTGATCGCCCAGCCGTCGCACGGGAGCCAGCCGCCAGGGCTCGTCGCCGTCGGCCATGGCTTGAGCGAGCCGACCGGCTCGATGGTATTGGCGAGCGCGGCTTTGATGGCATTGATCTGCGTCTGCAGTGACCCGCCGCCGCTGGTCGCCGTCCACAGATCGGCGTCCAGCTTGGTCCAGTTGTTGTTGATCAGGTCGCCCCAGGCGTCGCGGTCCAGGCCGACCGTCGGCAGGGTGTAATTATAATGGGGGGTGGTTGGATCCGCCATGCTAGGCGCCCTTACTTCCGTCGCTTCCTGCTGGCCTGGGAGCGGTTCGGTCACCGGCTGCGCCACCGTTAACCCGCGACGGCATCTGCTCGGTTCCCTGGTCGTGCTCCATGCATTGCTGCTGGATGGCGGCGAAGATCGGCGCCACTACCCGATACGGCGCATGACTGATCGCCTCAAGCACGACGCCCCATTGCTGCGCGCTCATGCTGACGGCAATCGGCGTGTCGGGCTCGATCATACTG